TTAAAGCTGACTACCCCCAAACATCTCGACTGCTCTCAATCCCAGCTCTGGTGACGTGTTCGGTATCCACTGCGCGTATGTCCTTGCGGTGAATACTACATCACGGTGCCCCATTTGTTTGCTAACCCATGCTAAGGGTTCTCCTGCTGACAGCATCATTGAGCCGAAAGTGTGCCGCGTTTGATAGAGCGTACGGTACCGAACGCCTGAACGAATCACAATCGGGCGCCATAGTTTTTCCCTAATGTCATTATCACCACTGAGCGGTTTCTGGCTGCGTGGCCACAGGAAGATTTTGCCGCTGGAGTGAAGCCTGGTGTATTGCATCTGTGCTTTTAGCGCCTGGGCGGCGGGTGGTAGCAGTGCAACGGTGCGTCTTCCAGCGGTGGTTTTAGTGTCTTCGGCTTCTCCTTTGGCTGCAGAGGTGATGGATTTGTTTACGGTGATTTCCATGCGGTGCCAGTCAATATCCCCCCATTCGAGGGCGATATACTCGCTAGGTCGCAAGCCAGTCCAGAACGCGAACTGAAATAGTGGTCGCACGTTGTCGCGGGCGGCCGCAAGAATCGCTGCCTGTTCCTCGCGGGTGAAGGGGTCAGGCCCTTTGCGTGGCCCGGGTGTTTCCTTCAGCCGGTAATGCCAGCCTTGTAATGGGTTGGTCTCCAGCAGCTCATCATGCATAGCATCACTGAGCGCAGAGCGAAGCACCATTAGTATGTTCGAGAGCCGTTTATTGCCACAGCTTAGTGATGCTAGCCAATTTCTCACTTGCGGCCGTGTGACTTCGCCCAATAGCAAGTGCCCCATCTCCGGTATCAGTAGCCGCTCGATGATAGTGTCGTAGGTTTTGATAGTGGACGCTTTCAGACTAGGGCGCTTGGTGTTCAGCCACTGCCGCAGGTAGTTGTCTAGCCGATCCTGGCGCATGAACTTGCGAGCATTTTTTGAGCGGGGGAATGTGACTTGATAGTCAAACGTGCCGGCGTCGATCGATGAAATAACCGCGGCGCGATGTTGCGCCGCTTTTTTCAGGTTAGCGGGGCTGGGCTGGAGCTTGAGCCGTTCGCGGCAGCGTGTGTTTTTGTAGTAGAAGTCGATTTCGATACTGCTGGTCGAAGCGATCCGGACCCCTTCGAAACTGCTCCCTTTGTTACCCATCGTGCATACCCTTCTAATGACATTAATATCCGACCGTCCGGCGCTTTAAAGAACTGATCACCTAGTCGCCAATCACCACGCTTGATCTTTGATCTGATCGCAAACTCGCTGTAGCCGGTGAGCTCGGCAAAGCGCTCTATCGTGACGTGATCAATCGGTAGCATGGCTGCCTCCTGATAGTGTGCATTCAGCGGGTATGCTTTGGCTTGGCATCGTTGCGGGGTTAATGCCATCCAGCATAGCGAATGTCATTAAGGCCAGGTGCCAGCCGCAAGCAATGACGGCAACGCTGATCAGGCCTATAAATGCCCCAATACCTGCAACAATCAGTCGGTCGTGCAGTATCGGGCTGCGCTCATCTACAATAAGTGACGTAATATAGGCACCGCCGATGATGCCGATCGCAGCTATAAGCACGGCATTCATTGGTCTGCCTCCGGTTGCGCCTGGTATTGATCATCGAAGGCGGTGGAGCTGGGGCCGCTGACCTTTTTCCTAGCGGCAGGAATATGGTGGGCGAGGCTGCTGGCGGGTGTTTCATCTTCATCTCTTAGAAAATCAAACATTTCGGGAAATTCTACATCTTCAACAAAGCAATCGTTTTCAAGCTGCTTTACAGCAGCCTTTACCCGTTCAATATGCGCCGCCATTGCATCGCGTTCTTGCTCAGCTTCCAGCGCCCGGGCTTTCCACTTGTCTCTACGCTCTTTCAGCTTTTCGATAGCAATGAGAATTTCAAGATTGCCGTTGAGCTGGTCTTCGCCTCGGACGCCAACGGCTTCGCCTACACCAACTAATGCCAAAAGGACTGAAGCAAATAGCCGTTCCCAGCGCTGTGATTCTTCATAGGCCGCTTTCGCGGCCTGCTCGCTGCTCTGGAAGGTGATTCTCCATTTCTCATAATCCATCAGCATGCCTCCCGATTAAGCCGTTTAAAGTAGTTTTTATGGTTATCGTCTAGAGGGATGTGGGTTGCTTTGCAGATCTGGCTGAACGGCATAGCCAGAGGTGTGTGGATTGCGCGATTGATGTCGTCACCAGCAATGATTTGACGATAGGATTTATAGGGCCGGGTGTGCTGGTACTTGGGATTAATTGGACTAAGTAGTTCGCTACCGGTTTTGCCCCGAGTAATACGCCAGCGCAGGCAATCCCGAGGAATGCCGCTAAGCTTAGCTAGCTGAGTGATAGTGGTATCTTTCCCTGTGATAGGGCATTTGATGACCTTTGGTGCTGGCATTATGAATCCCCTTGGCCGTAGGCCTTTAGGGCTTCGGTGAAAGCTTCATGCTCTCCGAACTGGCGGATGTTGCCGTGCAAGTCTCCGGCAGACATCCAGAGCCAATCGTGGTCGCCTTCTGCATAGATGATCTCGATACGTGCGCACTCAGCACCGCGCATTTGGCGGCGCTTGTTGAACTCAATGAAGCGGAATTGTGGGTATTGTGGGCACGTCTGGTTTGTGGATTGTGCAGTTTGCATTGGTTTGCTCTCCGTTGGTGAGACCCCGCCGCTGGTGGTGGGCAGCGGCGGGGGTGTGGCTGGGTAGGCTTACGACTTCTTGAAGGCGCCGAGTAGCAGGGTGCTGTGTTCGCATAGTTCTTCGGCGAGCACTTCTTTGAACTCTTTCGCCATCTCTTCTTTGGCAGCTTCCAAGCCGATAATGCGCAACTTCAGTCGCGGCTTGGTCTCATCGGTGAGAATAGAGACGCGAATTTCAAACGTGCGATACGACAATCCCTCATACGGCAGGCAGTGGAAGCGGATGATGTCGGGTGTGCTGTCACCTGCGCTGGCATCTAGCGCGTCCATGCCTGACCGGCTGCTGCCCCAGTCGCGATCCTCTGACACGCGTTCAGAGCTGGCCTTGATCTCGATGCGCCGGACGGCGGCGGCGAGCTTCTGAGCGGTCATCTCCTGGCCATTGCTGTCGATCCCGGTGATGCAGTGGTGCCAGTCCTCAATCCAATGCGCCAGTTCCTTTTGACCAAATGCGCTTTCGTGGGCGTTCAAGCACGCCACGAAGGCGCTGGTTTTATCCAGGCTGAGCGTGGCGGTGTGGTCGCCGTGGCCTGGGTCGACGGCGTTGCCCAAGTCGAAAAACGCCTTGGCCGACATGGCATCCACGTTGACGAAGACGCGTGATTCATCTTCTTCGTTGACGTAGGCGGCGTAGTCTTCAATCGAGCTGGTGGTGAAGCTGCCACGGAAGCGGGCGGGCGATTGTTGAAAGTTTTCTAGCGACTGCAGCTCGTAGCCCTTCGGTATCAACATCGTAGGGGCGTCGGTGCCCGGGTTGCCGATCTGTGCTGCGTGAACAAGGGCTTCAATCTTTTCGATAGCTTGGTGGTCCATAGTCATTCCTTATTGCATTGGTTTGCGTTGGTGGGTTTTGGGTATTCCCGAGCGGTGGTTAGGCGCGTTGGGTGGAAGTTTGCTCGTTAAACTCAAACTTTCCCTGGTTCTCCGGGAATAGCGTGAGCTTGCCGCCTTTGCCGACGTAGAGCGGCGTCTTGGTGGTGTTCTCCTCGCTGCGCTTTCCCTTGGCCGTAGGCACCACGTAGCTGAGCTTGTGGGCGCAATCGACCTGTGAGCTGTCCGCGATCTGTTTCAAGCTGAACTTGATGGTGACGTCAGCGGCTTTGCCGTGAGCGACGCAACCAGCAGCGGCATCACTTAGGGCTCGGGCTAGCTTTTCGCGGAATATTCCCGCATCTAAATCGTCTAGCAGGGCGTTGATGTCTGTTGAGGTAGGTTCGTTAGCCATGATTGGTTTCCTCTATCTACGTGGTGGTGGCCGTTAGGCCTGGTTTTTCGGCGCTGCATTGGCAACGTCGCGAAACGGGTTTATATGTCAGCTGTCGTTGGCGGCTTCGCGCTGGATGCAGATGTTCAAGCGGTTGGCGATGTAGAGCAGGCCGCGCTCCGTAACCAGCGTTTTGCCGTAAGGGCGCTCGGTGCCCAGCGCTGGGTTTTCATAGGCTTTTAGCTCAACGACTAGGCGGCCGGTGCTGGTGTGTGGGCGGGTGGCCACGTTATTAGCATCGAGCATGCCGATCTCTCTCATCTGCTTGCACAACGTGTTGCGGCCGGTGCCCAGCAGTGCGGCGGCTTCTTGCAGTGTGTAGCGCTTCCCGAGTACGCGGGAAGCCTGTGGGTGTTGGGGGGCGTTCATGCGGCGTCTCCTGTAGGTGGGGTTAGGAAACCTTCCAGTACTCGGGCCATGGCCTGCAGCTCTTGCAGCGAGTGAGCGCCCATCCATGAGCAGCGACCCGGCAGGTGTACCTTTATGGTGGTAAGCGCTTTGAAGTTGCGCTGCTCTATCTCGCTAAACAGCAGGACATGGGTGCTGAACTCGTGAACTTGACCAGAGTATTCCGTGCTTACTGCATAAGTGCCTTGCAGGCTGATCGTGATCGCCAGACCTTGGATGTAGGCCATGGCATCGCGGTGTGCTTGCGTTAGCACCGGGGCGGGGAGTTGGGTGACGATGTTCATGCAGCACCACCTTGCGGTGCGCGCTGGTAGCGGGCCGCTTCTTGTGGGGTGAGCAGATAGATAGTGCGGGATTTTTTACCAGTTAGGCGGGCGGCAATACGCCCTGTAGTGGCCTGCATCGCAGCGATAGCGATGTGACTGTTGCCTGCGGCCGGGTGCATGATCACCCGGCATGGTTGGGCATTGGTTTGCATTGTCGTTGCTCCGTGGTGGGCGGATTACGACAATGAGTTTTGTACACCTTTAGGTGTTTGTCAACCTGGGAGGTGTTATTTGGTGGTTGGATAAATTAGGAATTGGGATTTAGGTCTTAAATTGGCACTGGAATACTCGCCCTAGCAACACAAAAGCCATCCTTTACTACGTAACATTCAACATAATGAGGGCCGTCAAAGTCTGCTTTCTCATCATGGTGTTTTTTGCCTTTAAAAATTTGCCCACGGAGCATATTTCGCCGTTGCGCTTCAGGCCCCACATTGCGTACCTTCCAATATATTTCATGCGGGGAAGGGATATCTTCAAGTCCATTGACGATAAAATGTATTCTCACGTCCTTTTTAATTTTGTTTGTTAATAGAGACATTAAGTTTATTACTTTATTTCCTTCCTCAATGTTTGCATCGAGTTCTAAGTCATAACTTATATTAAGTGGGTATAGGTCTTCAATGCTTTGTTCATAATCTGAAAATGAACTTTCAGCATCATGAGATTCAAGTGCAGCTTTGGCAACTTGTGGTTGTGGGAAACGCTTTCCAAATACTTCGCGCCATTTTTCATGAGCAATTTGTTCATTGTTGATAGCTTCATGACATTTTCTTAAAGCCTTTTTTGCCTTTGGAATGAATTTTCCTTTTTTGTATACATGTGAATTGCTACCTGGCGCTCGCCAATATTCCTTTGAAGGGTCTAGTGAAACTAGAAATTCAAAAAAATCGAAAACTAGGTATTTATAGCTACCAAATTTGACGTTTTTATAGCGAGAAGTCTGCTGGAAAAATCTATAAACGAGTGTATCTATCAGCATGCCACTCATTGGTACCCCATGAGTGTTTTTCCAAGACCGAATCATTTTAGCTAGATTCTTTGGGTTTCTGTTATGCTCGTTATTTATAATGTTTATTGCTTTTTTTTCTGCGACAGGGTTGCAGTTTTCCCAGCTGCCACCATTATTGGTATCAGGATTAGTGTAACTACCATCTGTGTTTCTAAAAGCTGGTACTAGCTCAACTAAATATTTTTTAAACTTTAGCGAGACAATTTGCCCATCTACTCTCAGTACTGTATTAGGATATCGCTCTGCTAACGTGTTTTTGACTTTAGCAAGCAGTTTATATTGGGGTTTGTCGTAAGAGCGATTATATTCATTGTAAAGCTCAGATGGTAATTCAAAAATCATATCTAAGTCAGAAATGCCTTTTATAGCTGTGTGCCTACCATATGAACCAACTTGACGGGAGTGCCTAGTATCTGAATCAATGCCATAAAACTCCTTGTTTAAGCATTTGGTAATGTTGCCATATGTTGTAGCTATCTCATCGGAGTTGTCAATTGCAATTTTAGCTCTAAATGTTTCGAAAAGCTCTCTGCTCATTGTTAACATCCTTTTTTAAATATAAATAGTATTATTGAAATAATTATTATAGCTGCAACTGTGGCATAAAGACTTAGGGGTATTTTATCTCTAAATAATTTAAATTTGCGATGCTTTTCAATCCAACTAATTTGGAATTGCCAGAAAAATTTAAAATGCGCGTACCAGTCGCTTAGGAAAATTTGTTTCTTAACTGATGTTGAATAAAACTCACTTTCAAGAGAATTGAGTTCTTGTTCTTCGCTTTGGAAGTCATCATCATCATCTTTGTCTTCTACTTTTCTGCAAAGTGTCTTTAGACTGTTGAAGATTTGTGTGGCTCTATCTCCAGCATCCATATATTTTTGTTTTTCATGTCTGTAAGGCTCGATATATAAAACTGTTATTCCGAGTATTAGCAAAGTTGCTGAAACTATTTTTCCGCTCAATGGTTCAATTATTAAGCTAAGGATACCGACAGCCAGTGAAATGAAGGATATCCAACCAGGAGCTTTTTCTATAATGTCATAAGTTGCAAGGTTTTTTTTTGCACCAAAACCTACATCGTATGCTTTTTCAGCAATTTGTTGCTGAAATCTTTTCTTTTTAGTGCTCATAAAAAACCTATAGAATTTTGACTTGATATCTAGCTTTACCTACGATTTTCCAGCCTTTATCCAACTTGGTATACCTGGGCTGCCAATCTTCATTGGCAGCACATAGATAATATTCACCTTCTTCAAAAATAATCTTTTTGAAAGTGCCTATATCTGAACAACTGTCGCCATCTGTTTTACAGGCATACACATAATCGCCACTGATCCATTCTGCATCTGGATCAATGACAATCCGGTCGCCTGGTTTAAAGTCAGGGAGCATACTTACACCATCAAGGCGAAGAACAAACGAGTTCTTTCCACATGGGCCAGGTGCTGGTACGTACTCTTCAATCTCAGCGTCCTCAACGCTTTCCATAAGCCTCCCTGCGCTGGCCATGCCGACCACTGGAAGTACATGTTTTACGTCAGCTATAACCGATGCATCGTTATGGCGAGCGAAATTGTAAACGTTTGATTTTTCAGTTACTTGTAATTCATCTTTATCTAGGGAGAAAGGTGGAAGCGACAGGCCTTCTTCGATTCGACGCGCCATTCTTTCGCCGATGTTCTTCTGGGGATTTGCACCCGCAAAGCTACTCGATTGGCTTTCACTGCGATCAATCGCACTGGCCAAGTCTTTTAGCTTCATTTTCCTGGCTTCCATGACGGCGCGCAGGTTGAGGTATCGCTTTGTAAATATGTCCATATTATTATTATCTGCTTATACACCTAATAGGTGAAGCACCTACAAGGTGTTGCAAAATGCATCTATAGGTGTAATTCTTAGATGGCAACCCAAAGTCACGGGCTAAGTGAGATGATGTTAACTGACTACTTAAAATCGCTTGATGAGGCGGGGCTAGAAAAGTATGCAATCGCGTTGGGTACATCGTCTAAGTACCTTAAGACGCATGTTATTGGTCCTACTCGGGGTGCAAGCCTCAAATTTATGAGGGCGTTAGCACGTGAGAGTGCCGGTCAGGTTTCTTTATCTGAGGTGCTAATTCATTACGGTGTTACTGAAGAAGAATTAAACAAAAAAGCCGCCTAACCAGCAGCTTTAGAGGTGCCGGGGAGATATTCCCACCACAGGTTTACTCCCCGGCGAAGGTGCAGAGCGGTTTAGATGCCCACCACAGGCCCGCTCTGCTGTGCGCAAACCAATGCAATGAAATGCGACACATCCCCAATATAACCGATTGGCGGGTGGGTTGCATGGCAACGTTTCGGGAGTAATGCCATGTCTAAACGCTGGCCTACATCAAAGGACCGCGCTGAGCGCGAAATCCTGCCCCTCAGTTTGGCGCTGTACCACGCAGCGCGTGAATACCCTGGCGGCGGCAAAGCGATTGCTGCTGTTTATGGGCTGCCTGCCACCACGCTGCAGCATCGCCTTAACCCCAACGCCGATAACCATAAACTGTCGATCGACGACTTAGAACACGTGCTGGAAGCCACACGCGACCCGCGCATTCTTGATTCGTTATTGGCGCTAGTGCCGGGCGCCCACTGGTTTGAATATCAGGAAGCGACGAACGACTGCAGCGAGCAACAGCTATTGAACTCGGTGGCAAACCTCTCCAGCCAGGTGTCTGAATTATTGACGCGTATCAGTGAGCACCGCCGCGATGGTGTTTATCGGGACCATGAGCGCGCTGAACTGGAAAAGCTGAAAGGGCAACTGTTTGGCGCGGTGCAAGCGCTACTGGTAAGTGCTCAGCGCTTTGATGGGGAGGTGTGCCATGGATAACGCTGATGTTGCATCTGAATACATGGAATGGCGGTTAGAGCAGGTGCTGAAGGCTCGCCAACAAACAGTCCATCCGTTAGGCGGTACTGAGGTAACTGAGTGTGAGGACTGCGGCGAGGTGATCCCCGCCGCCCGCCGTGAACGTCTGCCTGGTGTAGTTACGTGTGTGCCTTGCCAGACAAGAAGGGAGAAGCGGTGATGTTAGCTACGTTCTCCATTGGTCACTATTCGCTTACTCCATGCTGTTTCTCCTTTGTCCGTTACGGTTATACCTTGGAAGTTAGGTTGACCGTTTTGAAGAGTGCCAATTTCTCCTTTCATAAGTTCTTCCTGAACAAGGCGCCTAACACGTCTCATTTTATCGTCAGGCGTGAAGTAAACCGCCCTAAAACAGGGTCGTTCATCTGTGCGAATGAAATTTTTGCATTTGGCGTCCCACATATGCCTGAGCAAGCAGAAATCTATGTCATCCAGCTTCATTCAGATACTCCTCAAAACTTAACTATTGATCCATTGGCTAAGCTGTTGGGCCGTAACTGCTCCTTGATCAAGCCCGTAGCTAATCAGCCGTGTGGTCAGCTGTTTCAGGCCTTCTTCTTTCATTCCTTTCAGTGCTTCTCGAAGGGCGGGTTTTTCCTGTTCAGGGATAGTGTTGCTTTCGGTGATTTTGGCGTCAATCAGGTCTCGGATTGTGTCGGCGTGGAGCTTGACGGTCACTGTGCCAAGAATGGCCGAAAGGCCGCCGTCGTTTTCAAGAAAATCGATGCCTTTGACTGTGATTTCACCACCTATGGGGGTATCTCTTTCTTGCCGAGTATCTTTCGGAACAGAGCCATTAATCCAGCCAATGGGGGGAAGGATCCGAAAGAGTAATTTTTGAGCAGGCCATGGCCTACCAAGTATTTGAGATTAAAAAGAATTTCGTCTTTGTCTTGAGAGCTATTTATGTCTTTAAGCGTGTAGCTCTGTTCTGCATTGACATAATTGTTTTTCATTTTTTGCAAAATTTCGTATTGCAGCTCTCTGTTGATCATTCTCAGCACCTTGATATGGAGGTTAACTATGCATGACCTCCTCAGCATAGACGAATTGCGCTTGGCGTTGACTCATATCCCTGCAGATGACCGTGAAACGTGGGTGAACATCGGCAATGCCGTCAAAACCGAGTACGGCGATGATGGTTGGTTTGCCTGGGATGAATGGAGCCAAGGCGGGGAAAGCTATAACGCGGCGGATGCTAAGAGCGTTTGGCGTAGCTTGCAGGTGGGCAACAACCGCATGGGCACCATTATCCACCATGCACAGCAGAATGGGTGGAAGCGGGAACGCCAAGAGATGACTGCCGCCGATCGCAAGCGGATGAAAGCTGAGCAGGAAGAACGCCGTAAAGCGCGCCAAGCCGAAATCGAGGCCGACGAACAGCGCCGTGAAGCGATGCGCGAAACGGTGGCCATGGCGTGCCGCCACTTCATCAAAAAGCACTGCGGGCGGGAAGGGCAGTCCGCTTACCTTGATGCTAAACAGGTGGGCGCGTTTGGCGTGTGGTTCCCGCGTTGCTCGGTGGTGATCAGCATTGATGACCAGGCGCAGCGGGCGGATGTGTGGCCGGGTATGGAAGTGAAGCGGTTCTTTGAGGAGCTGCCCCAGCCGCGCCCCGACCATATCTCATTCATGCGCATTCAGCAGGGCGATGTGGTGGTGCCGCTGCGAGATGCGAACGGCAAAGTGGTATCCATTCAGTTGATTAAGCCTAATGGCACGAAGTTGTTTCCGAAGTATGGCCGCAAGGCGGGCACATGGCACCGGATTGGCGATGCTAGTGAATCTGACGTTGTGGCGGTGGCTGAGGGTTATGCCACTGCTGCAAGTATTCATATGGCCACGGGGTGGCCGGTGGCTGTTGCTCTGGATGCGGGTAACCTGCAGCGCGTTGTGCCACTGCTTGGGCAGCTATATCAACAGGCGCGCTTGGTGATTTGCGGGGATGATGACCCGCAGGTGAAAGATAACCCTGGCCGCAAGAAAGCCGAGGAGATCGCGCAAGCCATGCATGCGGTGGCGGTGTTCCCGCAGCTGAATGAGGAGGCTGCGTAATGGCTGATTGGAATGATCTGCATGTTGCCGAGGGCTTGGACGCTGTTCGGCATCAGTTGTTTGCAGCGGTTGAGGCGGCAAATGATAGCGCACTATACCCCACCGAAAGCCTTGCGGCAGGCGAGGTTGAACCCCCTGTGGGGCGCAAGCCTGAGGATGGGGTACAAGCAGATTCAGTCGATCTTATGGATCGTTTGCGCTTTACAGAAAAAGGAGCCATCAAGCCGGAGTTATCTAATGCGTACGAGATTTTTAAACACCATCCAGACTGGAAGGGAATGCTCGCATTTAATGAATTCACGCGTGAGGTTGATAAGCTGAGAGCCCCGCCTTTCCCCAATGGCGAAGCCGGTGCTTGGCGAGATGCCGATGCTGGTCACGCGCTTGTCTGGTTGCAACAAAAGATGGGTATGGGTATGGGGCATGTGCCAACGGCTGACAAAGCGGCAATGACAGTGGCTGATGAGTATCGCTATCACCCCGTGCGAAATTTTCTTGAGCAGTTGCCCTCATGGGATGGCGTTGATCGTTTAACGGGACTGATGCCCAGTGTGTTCGGTTCGGATGCCACTGAGTACACGGCGCACCTAGGAAAAGCAATGCTGGTGTCGGCAGTAGCGCGCATTATTGACCCTGGCTGCAAAGTTGATGAAATGGTAATTCTTGAGGGCGGGCAAGGGTTGGGTAAATCAACGTGTATCCGGCAATTGTTCGGTGCGCAGTGGTACGTTGAGTTATCCGAAGCGCCTGATAACAAAGATTTCTTCCTGACCATTCAAGGCGCATGGGCTGTAGAGATCGGCGAGCTGCAGTCGTTTTCAAAGGCCAACATTACAATGGTCAAGATGGCGATAACGCGCCGTGACGACAAGTTCCGGCCGCCTTATGCGGTTAGGCCAATCTCTCATCCTAGACAATGCATCTTTATCGGCACCACCAACGCCACCGAATATTTGATTGATTCGACCGGTGCCCGGCGCTTTTTACCTGTGGCTTGCCGTAAGGCTGATGTGGGGTATATCGAGCAATGGCGGGTTCAGCTATGGGCAGAGGCGTTTAAGCGATATCGAGATGGCTTTAAATGGTGGGATGTGCCAAAAGGGGAGGCTGAACAGGAGCAGGATCAGCGATACCTAGAAGATCCATGGGAGGAGCGTATCTGCGACTACTTGGATGGCAGGGCGCAAGCCAGTGCGTACCCAGTTTGGCGAAGCGGCCAAGCGAGTTCTGAGGCGATAAACAAGGTGACCACCCGAGAGCTGATGGAGAACGCGCTCAGGCTTGATGTAGGTCGCCAGGGCATGCAGGAGCAGAGACGAGTGGGCAATATCATGCGCCATCTTGGCTGGTTGAAGCAAAAACAGCAGCGCTCCCCATTGACTGGCCAGCGCATTCGTCCCTATTTGCGGCCAGGTGCCGATCCAGAAGTGGAGAAATAACGATGATCTGTCACAGGTTTAAGCGAGTGTCACAAGTATTGTCACAGGTCTGCATTATAAAAAGTGCTTATGATTCAGTCGTGTCACAGGTGTCACAGGTGTCACAGGTATTTCGCGCACGTATACGCGCACGCGGGCGCGCACATTTATATTTACTTCCTTGTGTGACACCTGTGACAAGTGTGACATCTTTGTTTTAAAAGAGCTTTTTCTGTCACAGGTCTAAATAGATACCTGTGACACCTGTGACAGCCTTAAAAACGAAGAGGATTTTCCATGCAAACCATAGATGCTGACTTCAATACACTTATGCGACAGGCGCCACAGACGGCCTATACCTACCTTGTCGATTGCAGTCGTTACCTTGATGAGCATTTCGGCGAGGGCTATGCAGAGAAGCACCCTGAGCTGTTGGCGGCAATGATTCGGGCGAGCGCTCAAGACTTTCATACGTCCTGTGTTTGTTCCGTTATGCAGGATCAAGAGGTCGCTTTGCGGGAATCGCTAGATGAAGTTTCTGATTCGCTCGATAAAGCCGTTGCTGCAATCGGCTCGTTCAACAAGTAGGCACAAGGTAAGGGTTAGATAATGAATGAACTCGATAGGCAAGATAAGTTAGAGCAGCAAGCCCTCCAGAAGCAATCGGCTGAAGCGGTTGAGGCGTACCTAGTGGCCGCTATTGATATCGCGGATCGCCATCTAGACCCGGCTTTCTTCGAAAAGAACCCGGCATTGTTAGGGGATTTGGTTAAGGCGATGGCAATCCAGCATCAGGCTGATGTGATGGCTCAAGTCAGATAAGTAGAAGCACGGCTACCCACCAGGCCGAAGACAGGAGCAAACCAATGCTGAAAGAGATCGACGATTTGTTGCACCACTGGGCCGATCAGCTGAAAGGGCGGGGAATGCGTCAATGCACGCCGCTGGGCCGCCTTGCTGAATTTGGCGGTGTGATGCCCACCAGCAGCCCTCGCGGCTCGAAGGATTTGATGGGCCTAGGTGATATGGATGATGCTGCATGGGAAGTCCAACAGTCCGTCAACAGTCTGAGCGATGAGCTTCAGGTGTTGGCCCACGAGCATTACCTGTGGAATGGCTACAACGATGCGAAGGCGGCACGTCTCGGACTTGCTGAGCGCACATACTACGATCGCCTCCACAAGCTGCACATCGAGATCAGAGCCCAGCTGCGTGACCGTAGTAAGCGAACAAAAAGACGTTAATCATCAAGTTTTTCGACGCTTGCCAAACCATGCCTAACGCTGTAGTTGGATTTATCGTTTGGCATTAAAAACGTCTTGATGCCACCGCAGTCAAGGGCCACCATTCAGCTACTGTCTAGTAGATGCGCCTAGCCCCAGCTACCCGCTGGGGCTTTTTGTTGGGCGCTAGACCAATGAGCTCCCGTCCGTGGTGGGCGGTGCCTCGCATAGCTTCGGTTATGCGGGGCATTTTTATTTTGGAGACTTCAATGCGCTATCTGACCATTCACTGTGCGGCGACGACCGAGGAGATGGATATCGGCGTGGCCGAGATTCGCGAGTGGCACCTGGAGCGGGGCTTTCGCGATGTGGGCTACCACTATGTGATTCGCCGCGATGGCACGCTGGAGGCTGGGCGTCCGGAGAGCCAGATGGGTGCCCACGTTGGTGGGCATAACACCGGCAATTTGGGTATCTGCATGGCCGGTGGTGTTCGTCCCGATGGCAAGACACCTGCAGACAACTTCACGGTGGCGCAGTGGGCCGAGTTAGATCGGCTGCTGACTGAGCTTCACGGGCGTTACCCGGAGGCAGTCGTCATGGGCCACAACGGGTTTCCTGGGCACGAGAGCCGGGGATGCCCGTGCTTTGATTGGCGGGCGTATCGCGATGGTCTGTATGAACTGTGGGCGGATCAGCCCGCCGAGTGGCACGGCCACTGGATCGAGGAAGTCGACGCCGTTAGCGCTTAACCCCCCTTCAGCGAGAGATTCAATGCCCGGACGTGATCCCAACCTTTGGCAAGCCCTGCTTGCGTACATCGCCACGGCATGGCCCCAGTTGTATGCAGCGGGCCTGTCGTTCGTGGTGGCGTTAGTCAGGGGGCTGCATGCGGGGAACAAGGCGCGGAAGTCTTGGCTGGAGGCCATTCTGTGCGGGTGCCTGACGTTATCACTGTTCCCTGTGCTGCAGTACTGGGGACTGCCAACTGATTTGGCAGTGGCCATCGGCGCGGCAATTGCGTTCAAAGGAGCGGAATGGTTTGGAGATCGTGGCGATCAGGTTTTGGAAAAGCTGATAGGCAGGTGGCTGAAATGATCAAGCGCATTCTGGGGAATCTATCGGGCTGGATGATTGCCGCGCTGTTGGGCATCACGATCTTTGCGGGCATGCAGGCGCGGCAGTATGCGTTGCAACTGTCGGCAACCGAGACGCGATTAGCTCGGGCACACGATCAGGTAGAGATACTGCAAGAGCATCAGCGCTGGAAGCGTGAGCAGATCAACACACTGAGTGCGGTGCTATCAGCGCGTGATGAGCAACTGCAGCGTGACACTGAGCTAGTAGACATGATGCGCAACACGGCACGGCAACTGGAGAGAGACGATGCGACTACACATGACTGGGCTAGTCAGCCTGTGCCTGCTGTTGTTGGCGACTGGGTGCGTGAGCTCCCCGAAGCCGGTGACAGTGCCAGTGCTGGTGACGCCGGAGTTGCCCCGGCATCTGGTAACGCCACTGAGTGAACCTCAGCGCCGTGTATCGCACAACCGCGATCTGCTACAGCTGTTGGCTGACTATGAATCACTGCGCAGGCGCGCCAATGCTGACCGTGCATCGGTTTATCAATTGCTGCTAAAGCCGGGTTCGGCAGGTGAGCAGTGATTGAACTAGCGAGAGTAAGGAGCCAAACCAATTTCTTCTCGTTCCTTCCGGCGCTTAGCTTCCAATTCTCGATATAGTTTGGGGTGCAAGATCCATCTATCGGCTGTATAGAACCAAGCACGCGTCATAGCTGAGCACATGCCGAGGCCTATAACGAGCGCGATAACCAGTGCTGGCTGCCAGCCGGCAACAGCGATAGCGTTCTGCAATATCGTGTTCGTCGAATCAATCCAAATAAAGTGGGGGAAAGTGTTAACGATGATGAGCAAGAGAGTGCCAAACAGGATATTGCCCACGTGCCTCATTTGGTTTTCAGCAGTGCGGTTGCTCTCTTCGCGTTCATGGTATCTGGCGATCATACTCTCGTCGTTAAGCTCATAGGCATTCTCTCTATAGTCGCTGAGAGTCACATGGTCGGAGGCGCGATAGGTGTCTGTGTCTGCAAATACGCCAGGAATATACGCGGCGAAGATTGCCACTATCGTGCTTAAAAAAGGTGTTAGAAACGCCGCGTATACAGTGAAGGCTACTAGTGCAACAAACACGAAGCTTAGGTTGCTGAGCACTGGGGTCGTTGCACTATCCCACCCGAGCATGCCTGGCTGTCCATCGAAGATCATTGCTAAATCAAGAAATAGTAAAAGCTGGACTAGCTGCAAAGCCCATTTGGCTTCCCATGCTCGATCCAGGATGCTGACGATCTCTTTGAACGAAGGTTTGGAATTACTACTGTTGGCGTCACTCACTTGTCAGGTCCTTATGATGTGAAAGGGTGAGATCAAAGCTTAACTAAATCGCATGGGTCCTCCCAGCAGGTGGCAAAGGTATACGGGGGAACATAGCCGCGGAATTCGTGCAGCTAAAAAGTGTGCATGGCTTCCTTACTTTTAATCTCATCAATAGGTTAGCAGCATGACGTCAGTTGAGTTGATCAACGTTTGTCAGCTGGCGTTGCTTAACTGGCACGCTGCTGGCTTGCCCGCATCGTTAAACAAGCGGGCGTTATCTGAGCTGCTTGAAGTCTCTGAACGAACGCTGACGGACTGGCAGCAAAAAGGCTTGCCGGTGGCGGTGTCCGCTGGCCGTGGTGCCAGCAACGAATACTCACCGGCTGAAGTGATGGCTTGGTTGATGGTTCGTGCTAACGACACAAGCCGTGAATCCGCCAAGGATCGACTCGACCGTTTGCGCGGCGATCAGCTCGAACGCGAGATGCTGAAAGAAGATGACGTTCTAGTCATGCCCGAAGACTTGGATGTTGAGTATGACGCCCTGGTGGAAGCCGCCCGCGCTGAGCTGTTGTTTAACATGCCCGATGCGTTGGCTGCTGAGCTAACAGCAATTTTGGGCGAAGAGGTGGATGTGTCTGTGATCCGCCGTCATATCGAGGATGCGTTAAGCACACTGAGTAACTATGAATCCAGCAGCCAACTTGAACCGGAAGATGCGGAGAGCGCTGAAGCGTAACGCTGCGCGATGGGCAAGCAAGTTGGCAAAAAAGTGGGCCCCGCCAGAACGTATTGGCACTATGGATTGGGCAAACAAACACCGCTGGATGAGTGAGGTAGAAACAGCCAGACCTGGTAAATACAGCATCCACGTAACGCCCGCGCTTGCACTTCCAGGTGGACCACTGGAAGCCATCGACGATCCCAACGTTGAAGAAGTGTGCTGTCAGAAATCAGCGCAGGTCGCGTGGACATCCGGTGTGCTGGGTAATGCGCTAGGCCGCTGGATCGACATTGACCCCTCGCCGATCATCGGCCTATTTCCGAAAGACGGTGCCGCTAAAGAGTACGTGGCGGAAAAATTTGAGCCGATGGTGGAAGCCACGCCACGGCTGCGCAACAAGATTGACTTGCGTTCGCGCAAGCTGCAGCAACGCCAACAGTTCAAGCGCTTCCCGGGTGGATTTCTAAAGCTGGTTGGCTCCAACTCGCCATCGTCGGTGAAGTCGACGCCCAGCCCCCGCGGCTTTGTCGAAGAACCTGACGACTGCAACCTGAACCTTAAGGGGCAGGGTGATTCGATTCTGTTGCTCAAAGAACGTGGCAAAACCTACGGCCGTGGCCGTAAGAAATACATCATCGGTGGAACGCCCACCATCGCGGGTATTTCTTCTATCGAAGCGGAAATGCAGTTAAGCGACAAGCGCCGCTGCCTAGTGCCGTGCCATCACTGTGGTGAATCGCACGAACTGAGTTTCGATAACTTGGTATGCCCGACGACGGCTGAGCAGCCGCATCCCATTTATGGCGCATTCCGGCCAGAGCAAACCGTTTACGCCTGCCCGCATTGTGGTAGCGAGTGGAACGATCGGGATAAGAACGCCAACCTGCGTAAAGGTAAATGGGTAGCCACCGCTGAGTTTCGCGGTGTGGCCGGTTACTACATGAATGAGCTGCTAAGCACATTCCCCGATTCACGTTTTGCAAAGCTGATGGAGAAGTGGCTATCAGCACAGCACAACGCTGAGCAGGGCGATTTTAGCGACCTGATCGTATTCACAAACAGTTCAATGGGCCTGGCGTATCAGTTCAAAGGTGATGCGCCGGAAGTTGATGAGCTGAAGGATCGCGCCGAAGAGTATGCAGAGAAAACCATCCCCCGTGGTGGCTTGCTGCTCACGGCTGGTATCGATGTGCAACACGACCGCCTAGCGGTGGTAATACGCGCCTGGGGCCGCGGCGAAGAAAGCTGGCTGATCTACTGGGGCGAGCTCTACGGCAACACGATTGATAAAGCCGATCCGGTATATGAAGAGCTAGACAAGCTCATGACCACCGGCTTTGAACATGAGAGTGGTGCATCGCTTCGGGTTTCTGCAGTGGGTATCGATAGCTCAGACGGCCACACCAGTGATGCTATTTATCACTACGTGCGAGCACGTCAGCGGCACGGCGTCATGGCCGTTAAAGGTGCCTCGCTGAATAGCGAGAACAAAGAGATCTTCAGCCGGCCCAAGATATCGGATGACACGAACAGCAAAAACACCAAGGCCGATAAGTACGGCCTGCGCCCGTTCATCGTCGGAACTCATAAAGCTAAGGATCTGATTGACGCCCGCATACGGCTTAAGGGCACTGGCCCCGGTCGTATGCACTGGTACCAAGATGTTCGCCCCGACTACTGGGAACAGCTGACAGCGGAAGTAAAAGCGCCGCATCCGAGAAACCCACGTAAACGCGTATGGCAGAAGAAGGCCGGCAAGCCAAACGAAGCGCTGGATTGCGAAGTGTACGCATTGCACGCGGCGCGCAGCTGCCGAACCCACGTGCTGAGGGCAAGCGACTGGGATCGACTCGAAGCGACGCTAACCCAAACCACCCTGTTTGAATCACCGGCAGAAATACCGGCTCAGCCAACCGCTGGCCGCCGTCGTGGACGCCGTATGAGGAACCGAAGCGTATGACCCAACAAACCTACACCGACCGCCTGGCCCTGGTGCGTGAAGCGATCGATAAGATTTTGTCGGGTTCGCAGTCATGGCGCTTTGGAGAGCGGCAATATACCCGCGCCGATCTGGGCACCCTGCAGCGCATGGAAGTTCACTACGCAAAGCTGGCAGCGAAAGAACAAGCCGCCACACGTGGCCGTGGGCGAAACCGCATTCGCTATGTGGGGTTTTAAGCCATGGGCATTTTGAGGAATTTAGGCGGTGCCCGGGCGAAGCTGGCAGAGACCCAAGCCCAACAGGCGATGGAAGAGATTAAACGCCTCAAGGCCACCCAGCCCAGCAGCCGCGCCAACGTTGGCAGCGAGACCCGCCACCGTGGTGCAAGCCGCATGATCCGTAGCATGTTGAGCTGGATTCCCGGCTTGGGCAGCCCCCGGCAGGATACACCGACTAGCGAGCGGGAAACGCTGATTGCCCGGTCACGAGATGCCTACCGCAACCATATGATTGGCCGTGCTGCGATCAGCCGCGCCGCTACCAACGTGGTGGGAATGGGGTTAACCGTTCGCCCGAATGTAGACGGCAAGGTGCTGGGACTGGATGACGACGCCACCGATGCCCTCAATGATCAACTGGCACGCGGCTTCGCCCTTTGGGCGCAGGATCCAAATGAATGCGATGCGGAAGCCACGATGGACTTCTACATGCAGCAACGGCTGGCTTTCGTCAGTGCGCTTGCCAGCGGCGATGTGTTTGGCTTCACACCGTTTGATAAGCGGGTAGGTGGCCTGTTTGGCCTAAAGCTGCAGCTTGTGGAAGCCGAACGTATCGGTAACCCCCTAAATACTCTGAACACCGAACGTGAACAGGATGGTATTCGCCTGGATAGGCTTGGTAGGCCAACTCACGTAAGGTTATGCAGCGGCTACCCAAGCGATCATCTGACTCGGCACACCTGGGATTGGGTACCGGTATTCGGCGCCGAAACAGGCCGCCGGCGGATCATGCAGTTGATGAACGAAAAAGACCGGCCAAGCCAGGTTCGCGGCGTTCCTTATCTGGCACCCATTCTGGAAGCGCTGCAGAAGCTGGAGCGGTTCAGCCAAGCGGAGCTAACCGCCGCCGTAATCAGCGCGATGTTCACGGTGGCCATTACGCATGGTGATACTGATGAGGAGCAAGGCATTGGTGGCGGAGCCACAATGTGGGATGCGCAGAGCAACGATCCCAATAAGCCAGCGCGGCCAGTGGTGCAAAGCAACCGGGACCACGAACCGGAAGGCGACAGCCTGACGTTAGGCGAGGGCGCAGTCTGGGATTTAGAAGAAGGCGCCAAACCGGTACCGATTAGTTCCAACCGGCCTAATCCAGAATTCGATCCATTTTTTATGGCGATCGTCAAAGAGATCGGCGCCGCGCTGGATCAGCCCGCAGAAGTGCTATTGATGCACTTCTCGACCAGTTACACCGCTGCCCGGGCTGCATTCAACCAGCTATTTAAATTCGTAAAACAGCGCCGCCACCACTTGACTGTGCAATGGTGCCAGCCGATTTATGAGCTGGTCATTGATGAGATGGTCGCCAACGGCATGATCACTCTGCAAGGGTACCGAGACCCGGCAAAGCGCCGTGCCTATGTTCGCTCGCTTTGGATTGGTGAGCCGTTAGGGTCACTCAACGAACTGATTGACGCCCGCGCCGCGACCGAGCGCATCGCCAACGGCACCAGTAACGAACATCTGGAAACCATGGCGCTGCACGGTGAGGATTGGGAAGACGTTCACAATGACCGCGCCCGCGAGATCAAGCGTAAAAATGAAGATGGCGTGCCGCTCTATATTGGCGGCAAGATTCACGATGACGACGCCAAAACAGATTCACAACCGAACCAGCACACCGCCTAAGCCCTGCCACTGAGCAGGGCTTTCCTTTTGGAGTATGACTATGAGAACCGCACTGGAACTAGCGGCGGGTCGCCCGTGGCTGATCACCAGCGAAGCGCTTGATACTGTCATGTCCGTGGCGGATCGGCAGGGTGATGTGGAAGCCCTGGAAGCACGCTTGGGCCGTTCACTTGATAACACGCGTAACGTTACCGTGCGCGACGGCGTGGCCGTTATTCCGGTAACTGGTCCCATCTTCCGCTACGCCAATTTGTTCACTGAAATCAGCGGAGCCACCAGTACCCAAGTGTTGGCGACTGACTTTCAGACCGCGTTCGACGACCCGGCTATTAAAGCGATCATTCCGGTGTTTGATACACCAGGTGGGGAAGCTACCGGAATCAATGAGCTGGGCGACCTGATTTACAACATGCGGGGCCGCAAGCCGGTGGTTGCCTACGTTAGCGGCATGGCCGCCAGTGCGGGCTACTGGATAGCCAGCGCCGCTGATGAAGTCGTGGTGGATGATACCGCACAGCTTGGCAGCGTTGGCGTAGTGCTGAGCCTGCGTAAGCGCGAAGACCGCCCCGGCGAGAAAAGCTACGAGATCGTTTCCAGCAACGCCCCCAACAAGCGGCCCGACCTGGAAACGGAAGCGGGCCGGGCGCAGCTGCAAACGCGCACTGATGAGCTTGCCAGCGTGTTTCTCGACAAGGTGGCCCGCAACCGCGGTATCCCGCGTGAAGAGGTCAACGACCGTTTCCGTCAGGGCGGTATAGCTACTGGCGCGCTGGCGATCGAAGCGGGTATGGCTGACCGCCTAGGATCGCTTGAATCCCTTATTGCCGAACTGGCCGGTTCCTCTGCCAGTAACCAACCCAGGAGCATGACTATGACCACCGTGAAAACCACGGCAGAGCTGCAGGCAGCGATCGAGGCCGGTACCGACCCCAAGACGATTAAAATCGCCGCGGCTGAAACCGTCGATACCGACAAGCTGCGTACTGAAGCGGCTGAGGCTGAACGCCAGCGCTGTATCGGCATTCAGGCGTTGGCAATGCCCGGCTTTGAAAAGGAAGTCGCTGCGGCCCTGGCCAATGGTGACAGCGTAGAAGCCACCGGCCTAGCGCTGTTCAAGGCAGCCACAGACCGTGGCATTAGCCTACAGAGCATTAAGGGCGACAGCACTGAGGCTGGTACCACCACGCCGCCAAAAGATTCTGAGCCCGAAGAAGCGGAACGGGCGCAAGCGGTGGACGCCATTTCCAAGCGCTGGGCTAAGTAAGCCCGCGGATAACTCTTTACTGATAGGAGCAAGCCCATGCCCGGCATGACTCAAACATCCCACCGTCAAGGCCAGTTGCGCGGTGGTGATTTCCCGGTTCGCTTTGCCATGGTGATGATTGCCGCCGGTGAAGTGCTCGCAGAAGGCAGCGTACTTGGCGAAGTTACCGCTTCAGAAGAGTACAAACTAAGTGCATCAGCTGCGACGGATGGCAGCGAGTCCCCAAGCGTGGTGCTTTGGGAAGACGTTGATGCCACTGATGGCCCGGTTGAAGCGGAAGTGATGCTAACCGGCGACCTACGCTCAGCCGCACTAACACTTGGCGAAGGTCACACCATCGCGTCAGTGCGTAAAGCGCTGCGCCCCTGGTCGCTGTTCGTCCACTAAGCAGGCTGATAGCGAGCGCTTAGCGAACCCTTTCCTTTCCTTTTGGAGAACCCCATGGACCTATTTGACCTACGCACCATGCTTGCGGCGGTGGAGCGTATGCCGCGTCCGCGTCGTTTCCTGACAACGACTTTCTTTGGTGCTGCGCCCATCATGGCGACCACCGAGCATATCGACATCGATATCATGAAAGGCAACCGCCGTATGGCGCCGTTCGTTCGCCCCAACCGTCCCGGTACCGTGGTCGATCGCCAAGGCTTTGTAATGCGCAGCTACAAGCCTGCCTACGTAAAACCCAAGTTGGAAACCACTGCTGGTGAGCTGCTTGTTCGTCAGGCCGGTGAGCATATCTACTCTGCACGTACCCCGCTGGATCGTGCAGGTGATCAGCTTGGCCGTGATATGCAGGATCTGGATGACCGTATCAGCCGCCGCGAAGAGTGGATGATTGCGCGAGCGCTAACGACTGGCCAGGTACCCATCATTGGTGAAGGGGTTAATGACCTCATTGATTACCAAATGGACGCTGACAACATGGTGACTGAAGCCACGCTTTGGACTGCCGCCGGTGCCGATCCCATTGCTGATTTACGTAAATACAAGCGCCGAGTCTCGAAGAAGAGTGGCCGTACCGCCAATGCGTGTGTGATGAGCGCAGAAGCGGCGGATGCCTTCATGGACAGCGAAGAAGTGTTGAAAAAGCTCAATACTCGCCGCGTTGATATGGGCATGATCAAGCCTGAACAGTTGCCGGACGGCGTCACTTACTTGGGTTATCTTAATGATCCTGGTTTAGATCTTTACCAGTATGAAGAGTGGTTCACCCCGGACGGTGAAGAGGATGACAGCGGCTTAGAAGATGAGCCGATGATTCCTGCCGGCGGCTTGATTGTGGGCCCAACCACCAGTCGTAACTCCATGCTGTATGGCGCGATCAAGGATGTTAAAGCCATTGAAGGTGGTCTGTTCGATGTCGATCGCTACCCAAAAAGCTGGCCCGATGAAGATGCGGGTGTGCGCTGGCTATCAATGCAGTCCGCACCGATCCCCGGATTCCACGAACCTGACGCCTTCGTCTTCGCCAAGGTCGTCTAACTCACCCCGCCAAATGGCGGGGTGATTGGTTTCTAGACATTCGTTTTTAAATAAGCATCGGAGGCTGTCATGGCAGCTAAACAATATGTGGTGGTGCGTGGGCAGATCGAAAAGGGTAAAGAAGTTCTCGCCAAGCCTGGTCAGCCCTACAAGCCCAAGGATGCCGCCGAAGAGAAACGCCTGGTGGATGCGGGCGTGATCGCTGAATTGGGTGCCCCTGCCAAGGGCAAGGGCGCCAGTAAAGCCAAGCGGTCAGCGACACCGCCTGAAACACCACCAGGTGGTACCGGTGGCGATGGCAATGGTGGTGACGGTCAGGGCACCGGTACCGGAGGCGACTCTGGTGGCGGTTCAGGTGGCGAGTAATGAGCGCCTTTGATGATGAGATCCTAGCGGGTCTTATCGAAATGTACCGCGACGCAGGAAAGCTCGCTGCCTACCAAGGCAGCGAATCTTCATCCCCTGAGCTCTACGTGGTGCTAGATCGTGGTTATGAGGTCTACGACCAGGATCAAGTCGCGATGCACGTTACCACCATTTCAGTACTAGTCGCGGACGTGGCCACGTCGAGGCAGGGCGATACGGTTGCCGTGCCGGGGCGCACCTGGACTGTGCAGCAGATTCTGGAAGATGACGGCTTTGAACGTCGGTTGTGGGTGTCGTAGGGGGAAGCGAGAGGAGGAGCAATGCCAAATCTGCAGTTTGATATTCGGGAGTTGCAGAAGCTTAGGCAGCGATTCGATCCAAAAGATGTTGAGAAGGCGTTGGGATGGGCAGTTAACGCCACTGCAAAAAAGGCTGCTACCCAGATCAGTAAAGACACCCGCAAACGTTATACCGTGAGCGCCGGTGATATTCGCCAGAGGCTCAAGATTGAGCGTTATCGGCGGGATGTTGACCGCGCCATTCTCTACACAGGCCGCCGATTACCGCTGGTGCAATTCAAACCTTCTGAACGGTGGGTAACCGTTAACCCGCGCCGCCGAGTTCAAAGCGGCCCACGTAAAGGCAGTATGGCCCGCCGCCGTGGCGTGTCAGTCAGGGTGCGGAAAGACAAGAGCCGTCAGATAGTGCAGGGCGGCTGGCAAGCAAAAGGCCATATTCTGCGGCGTAAAGAGCGAAGCGACCCGAAGAGCCAGCCGATTATGCGCTTTGGGCCTTCAATTCCAGAAATGGTTGATAGCCCCCAAGTGATCGAAGCGGCGCAAGACTTAGTGCGTCAGGATCTACCTCAGCAGTTTAACGACCGCCTTGAATACATTCTCAACAAAAAAGCAGGCCTAGCATGAGTGACCCGGATGTAATCGACGATCTGATTCAGCGCGTGCGTGATCAGTGTCCAGGCATGTCCACAGTAGAGGAGGCTTGGTTTGCTGACCCGCTTGATCACTTCGACACTCAAGCCCCAGCGGCGCTGGTTTATTTAGCGGAAGACGGCGCTCAGGGCGATGCCCAAACTACGCGGCCCGTACAGCCATTGCGGCTGACATACGGTATTTGGCTAGTGTGCAAGCGGGCCGACTTCCGGCCCCAGCGTCAAGCGCTACGCGAAGCCCTTATGGGGCATTGCTTTAGCCCTCACCACAACCCGATGCAGTACCGCGGTGGCCAGACCAACGACATTCGCGGTGAGCTCATTTGGTGGCGAGAGTTCTGGACTATAGACACCTGGCTACGTGATTAGTCATACCCTAGCCATCACCCAAACAACCCCGCCACGGCGGGTTTTTTAATGCCTGGAGGAACCCCCTCATGCCTAGTGAAGGCGGTCGTTACCGCATCAAAAATGGCAAACGTGAGCTTGTGCACCGCACGAAGCCTACGCCCGTAAAGACCGCAAAAGCGGACGAGCAACAAGCTGACGGCGTCTCGGCGAAACCTGAAACAGCAGCATCCAAGCCCGCTAAGTCAGCGGCCAAGCAAGAGGTGAAAGGAAATGAGTGATCCCAGAGCCTGGCGCCGCCTAATCGTCGCCGCCGTTGTTGAGGATGAATACGGCGTAACGCCCGCCGATCTTTCTACCGCCACATTGATTGAGGTAGTCACACGAGAGGCAGCAGGATTCTATGAAGGTGACACCGTAGAGCGTGAGCGCGTGCGCCAAGGATTTGGTGGCTTTGAAGAAGCCAACACCGCACCGCGCACCTCTCGCCAGATCCGCGTGCCGTACTCAGGTTCAGGCACACTAGGTGTTCCGCCGTCATTCAGCCCACTGCTGCGTTGCTGCGCAATGAGCGAAACTATCGCCCCTGACGAGTCGGTTATCTACGACCCCGTTTCAACAGGCATGGATTCCGTTTCACTTTTGTGGTGGGCCGATGAAGAGCTGCAAGTGATGCCCGGCGTGCGTGGTACCTGGACGCGCTCAAGCGATGTAAAGGCCTACCCCTACATCCAGTTCGATGTAATGGGCTTATACGAACGGCCAACTACAGCCCCGGCAATTACACCCGTAATGGCACCGCAAGCGAAAGAAGTACCCGTTAATAAAATGAACAGCACGTTTGAAATGGATGGCTTCATGGCCCGTATGCAGACGTGTTCGTTTGATGTTGGTAATACGGTGGTGCATCGCCACCTGGTGAACTATGAAGGGATTCACATCACCGACCGGCGCGCCACGGGCTCATTGACCATCGAGGCCCCTCGGATCGATCAATACGACATCTTCCCGAAAATCGAATCACATGAACGCATAGAGTTATCAGAGATTTCATTCGTTCACGGTACTGAAGCGGGCAATATAGTTGAAATGGCGTTCCCCAGCGCTCAGCTATCATCGCCACAGGAAAGCGATACGGATGGCATCACACACTACCAGATGAACATGCGATTGCTGCCGAACGGCAATAATGACGGCGATTTTCAGCTGATCTTCCGCTAAGCATTAACTCCCCACCAGCGCCGCCTAAGGGCGGCGTTTTTATTTGCTCGATACTCTAGGAAACCATTATGTCAAAAGCAGTCGCCACCAAAGCAGCCAACATTAAAGTAACCAGCGCCACAGCTATTACTGTTGATGTGCCGTACACGGATCCGATTCAAGGTGCTCAATCTTTCCAGGCAACATGGAATCTTCACGAATGGGAAAAGTACCGCAGCATCGTTGATGCCCAGAATGCCGGAAAAATGTCGGATGAAGACCTGCTCAAAGACCTGATTTGCATCGAAGGCCTCAAGGACTCTGAAACCAAAGAAGAGATCGATCACTGTGATGAACTGATCGATGCAGTAATGAGCGTTACCTTCATACGCCGCCCGTTTATCCTTAGCTGGTTCGCCGCGCAAGAAGGGCGCAACCAGGCCGCAGCAAAAAACTAAGAGGCGCTGGCCAGTGGTGGGCGCAAGGCCCAGCCCCCACTGATCAGAGAAAGAAAGACGCTGATCGGTGGGGATTAAAAGATGCCATCGTTGTTGAGGCGCCCGAGCACTACGAGGTGTGGGAAGAACACTGGCCAGCGCTGGAACTGTTCTTAGCGATGCGCACCCAGTGGCGAGTGGTGGCAGGTATGGTAGGTATCCACCGCCAAGGCATCGACTACAACGCACTTTACGGCCACCCAAAATTTGCACGGCTGGGCTTTGATGAGCAAGACGCGCTACTGGCACAGATCCAGCACATTGAAGCAGGTGCGCTCGCCGTACTGAACGATAACCCGATAGATGATAGTGAAGAGCGGCAGCAAGTGGCGGAAGTTATTGAGAAGCGCGCAGAACTTTCTTTCTTACAAGAAGAGATCCAGCGCATCAACGTACGTGAGCTTATGAACGTGATGGATTTACCGCTTGATTACAGGAGCGATGGGTTGTTTTTGGCTTAGGTGCCTCCGTTATCGTAATACGCTAAGCTGGCTTGGGATCAATAACAGGAGAGGGCCTAATGTCAGTTCAAAACATGCCGGATAGTGATCGGTGGGATGGTTGGGTAACGTTTGCATGGTTGTTAGCAATACTTGCCTGTATTGGTGGTATTGCAGTTATTGCAATGGCGGGATTTATTGAGGTGCCGCGACAAAATAGATTTGGTCGGATTGAGACCGTAAGAGAAGCTAACGTTTTAATTTGGTCGCTAGGTATTGGTCAAGCCGTTAGTGCTGTGATGCTAGCAGTATTATTTAGTATGGTTAACGCCATTTATAAGAACTCCTGTTCGCTGTTTGGCGTGGAAAACAATAGCGTAGCTTCGGAATCACAAGGGGGGAGGAACGGTTCATGGCCTGCAAGTCACAGTGATCAGAGCGTTCACTCGGGGCCTAGGGTGGTAAAAATATCTGATAAATCACCGTTGTTTGATAAGGCCTATGTTGACTGGTCACTTGCAGGAATAAATGGAAATAGCATTTCTGCAAGTAAGGATATTAAAGAGGTCATGAAACCAGGCGAAAACAACTTCACTTTTATTAAGCCAGATGGGGAGAAAGTGTCGATTATCGCAAAAGTCTCTCCAAACTTACGGCTACATATGACGCTTAGTCGATAAGATGTAAATTGCTTTGAACCCGCCAAGTGCGGGTTTTTTAATGCCCGAATTTTAACATGCCCGCCGTGTGCGGGTTTTTTGTTGTCCGCATTTTGAGGAAGCCCCATGGCTCAAACCTATAAAACCGGCTTAATCATTACTGGCGATGCTAGCGGTGGCATCCGAGCAGTGCGGGCTACGGATGAGGCTGTACACAAGCTCAACCAAACTTTTGATCGTACCTCGCGACAGTCGAAGCGCTTCGGTAATGATGTGCAGCAAGCGGGGCGGCAGCTATCCAGTATCGACAAGGGTGCTGCAGACGCCGGCCGAGGACTTGCCGTGCTGCGCACCAATGCTACGGGCGTAGCTGCCGCTATGGCCACTGCTTTTGGTGCGGGCAGTATGATCAAACAGGCCCGCATGATTGCGGATACTGACGCCCTCGCCAAAAGCATTGGTATGGCCACTGGTGAGCTACAGGCCTGGGATTACGCTGCCCAGTTGGCTGGGCTAAGCGGTGGCCAGATTGGCGATATTTTGAAGGACATCGCCGAGCGTATTGGTGAGTTCAGTGCGGAAGGCACCGGAGAAGCTGCGGCACTGTTTGAAAACCTGAACCTCAGCATTGAAGAAATGCAGCGCCTCGCGCCTGATCAGCAGCTGCTTAAGATCGCAGAGGCCATCAGCACGCTAGATAACCGTGGCCAGCAGATCAGCTACCTGGAACGTCTTGGTAACGATGCCACGCGTTTGTTGCCCTTGCTTGAGAACAATGCTGCCTTGTTGCGTGAATACACCAATGAGGCGAATGCGCTCAGTGTGTCGATGTCACAAATTGACATCGAAAGAGCAATCGAAGCTAACCGTGCCATGGCTCAACTAAGTGGCACTACGCAGGGGCTCTCTAATCAGATTATTGCCGACCTTGCCCCGGGGTTCGCTACCGTCACCAGTAGCCTAACTGATTTCATCCAAGAGTCAGGCGGCGCCGCCAATATTCTAAATGAAGTAAAAGATGTTGCGACGCTGACAGCCGCTGTCATGGCTGGCCGTTACGCCTCATCAATGGTTGCCTCTACCCGGCAAATGATTGAGAGAAACGCAGCCAGTGCCGCTTCAGCCGCAGCGGATGAACGCTCAATGCAAATGGCCGTTCGCAGAGCCGCAGCGGAAATGGCTACGGAGAAGCGACTGTTGGGTCGTGCGATCGCTGAGGCGCAGTCTACCAAAGGCACGGATGCACATGCGGCTGCGTTGGCGCGCCTTGGTGTTGCTCGCCAACGGGCTGTAGCTGCAACGGCACAGCACACGGTAGCAGTGAATGCCAACGCAGCGGCTACGCAAAGGGCAACAGTAGCGGCGCGCGCCGCCTCGGGCGCGTATGCGCTCATCGGCGGCCCGCTAGGCGTGGCTACGTTGGCTGCCACCGCATTTTTCATGTTCCGCGATAGCAGCGATGAAGTTAGCAGTTCGCTAGTGAATATGGATGAGCCGTTAGAAAGTGTGATCGCTGACTTTAGAACGCTGACTACTGAAAGCCAACGTGCCGCGCTAATTAAATGGGGTGACCGTCAAGAAGAGGAAGCTGATAAAGCACGTCAAGCGTTGGCTAAAATCCGTGAAGAGTTACTAAGCCTAGGGTTTGAAAACAGTAGCGGTGCCGAAGCACGAGTATTTTTTGATGAAATTAACTCTGGATTTGATGCCGTAGAACGCGGTGCTCAAAGCCTTGATACTACGCTCACGAACTTGCAAGAGCAGTTAGAAATTCCCGAAGGCGTGATGCGTGATTTGCGCCTTTTAGCGTCTGAATACAGCGCCGGGCGTGTTTCAGCTGATGAGCTGGGAGTCCGTTTAGAAGCGCTGACAAACACGTTTAATGAAGTTAGTGAAGGTGCCGACAACGCGGGCGTCTCAATTAACAGCGGCGCACCCAACGCAAAAACACTAGAAGCCTGGGGCGCCTACAACGACCGTCTTCGGGAAAGCATAGCCGCTTCGCGTGATGGCGGTTCAGCACTGGGTGCCGCTAGCCGTGCCATGGATGGTATGGGAGAAGGCGTCAGCAGTGTAATGCGTGGTTACACTGCGTTTTTAACCGTTCAAGATGAGGTGCTGAAAGACCAGAAAAAAAACCAGGCAGAATCTGCTGCAGCAGCAAAACAAGCCGCTAGTGAATCTGCCCGCGCATATGAGCAAGCTGCACGCGCCGCTCAGCAGTCAGCGAAACAACAGGCTGACGCCCTGCGGGGGATTCAGCACGAAATGGATCCGCTGACAGCAGAGCATGATAAATACGTCGAGCGAATCAATGTACTTGACCAAGCCCTGTCAGATAACACGTTGACTCAAGAGCAATACGGCGAGTCAGTGCGCTGGGCAGCGGAGCAATATACCCGTGCCGCCACCGGCGGCGAAGAGTATGAAAAACAGACTGAATCCCTGGTTAGTACCTACGATCGGCACAATCAACGTGCCCTCCAGCTGCGCGATGCGTTAGAGCAAATCAACCAGCGTTACCGCGATGGAGTGATCAACGGAGACCAATATGTCCGTATGATCGACGGCATTCGCGACGAAATGTACCAGCTGTCGCTGGAAGCTGATCCCACTTCTAAAGAGCTTGCGCGTTCGTGGGAGGAGGCTGCTAACCGAATTAATGAAACATTTGGGGATGCGTTTACCGGTGCCTATGGCTCATTTAAGGATTTTGGCGATAGGTTGATGGACGGCGTTAAGCGCCTAATCGGTGAGATTACCTATCAGGCTTCCCTTGAGCCCATCGTGATTGGCTTCACTACTGATATGCGTGAGGCGCTGGCTATTCCTGGAGCTGGCAGCTATCAGGCTAGAAGCTCTCAATCCTTCGGTGGCATGCCATCGCTCAGCGGAATGATGGATGGCGGTGGCGCGATTGCGAGTGCCTACCGAGCTTTTCAAGGCAATACCCACTATGCGGGTATGTTCGGCGATTCCCTTGCGGCAGAGACGCAGAGCGGCCTACGCGCTGGCTTTGACTCATTTGCGGCGAGCGGCCTCGGCAATGCCGCGTTGGGCATCGGCGGTGGCATTGCCGGTGGCTATGCAGGCACAGCCATCGGCAGCGCCGTTTTTGGCAAGAATGCTAATTCCAACTATGGCGCAATGGGCGGTGCAGCACTGGGCCAAGCGTTGATTCCAATACCTGGTTTAGGCGCCGCTATCGGTGGCGCGCTGGGTGGTGTTGTCGATTCGCTATTCGGTTCTGGCAAAAAGACCTTCGATTTTGACTTCCAGCAGGGCGGCCATTATGGCGTTTTCGGCGACCGTGAAAGCGAACTCGGCAAGTTTGGCATCACCTCTTTTTCAGACTACAAGCTGGGCGAGCAGCAGGACGCGCTGCAAGCGCTGATGGACCAGATCGCGAACTTCGATAACACGCTGGCAAATGCAGCGATCGATACGCGTGTCGACGCGATGCGTGCCAGCATTGAAGGGTTCACCCACTCTGGCCCCGAAGATCTATTCGATACCCGTTTGCGCGCATTGATCGACGGTTCCGGCGCGCTGGTTGAGTCCGCTATTGCCCAGATTGTTGACCCGCAGCAGATGGCAGATGCATTTTTGTCTGTGCTCAATATTGAGCGCGTGATGCAGTCGCTCAACAGTCAAGTTCAGAGTGATGTTGCGGCACACCTGGAAGCCAACACCACCAACATTCAGGGTACGGCGGATAGTCTCACTCAGGCGATTAGCTCTACGGTGCTGTTAGGCAACAGTGCCGAGCGTTTGAACTGGCAATTTGATGACGCAGCAGGCGGTGCTATCCACTATGCATGGTCTTTACAAGAGGCCGTTGGCGGTCTGGATGCACTCAGCGGCATGGGGGCTAGCTACTATCAGAACTATTTCACTCAAGCAGAGCGCGAAGCGGAGCTGCGTGAGCAGATCAGCGAGACAATGCGTGAGCTGGGGCTTGAAATGCCCAAGACACGAGACGGTTTCCGCGCTTTGGTTGAGGCACAAAGCCTCAATACCGACGCGGGAACTGCTAACGTCGCCGCGTTACTGCAGCTAGAGAGCGCGTTCGCACAGCTGACACCGGCGATTGAGGGCACTGGAGACGCTGCAAGCAGCACTGGAGAAGCACTGCGCACCCAAGAGCAATTAAGCCGCCAGCTTTTGCAAGCCCAGGGTAATACCGATGCCTTGCGTCAGATTGAAATAGATCGCTTGAGCGAGTTGGAAAACGCTGAAATCGATAACCTAACAATGATGCAGAAGCGTCTCTGGGCTATTGAAGATGAAAAAGTTGCCCAACAGGAGGCCGAGCGGGCCCAACAGGCGCGTACTCGGGAAATTGAGCAAGAGGCTCAGGCGTGGTCCCGGGCGCGTGAGCAGCTAGCCAGTTTTGGCGTTGGTATCGACAACTGGATCGACGGCCTGAAAAGCACTGATAAGGGGCTTGCGTCGCCGGGTGATCAGCTCGCCGCCGCGTCTGCCGCGTTTGATGAGCAGTACGCCAAGGCGGCAAGTGGCGACCGCGCGGCGATGAGCAGCATTACCCAGTATGCAGATAGGTTTATCGAGGCGCAAAAGGGGTGGAGTGCAAGCGGTGCGCAAACCGTCGGCACGATTGACCGCGTGACTGGCATGCTCGCTAAACTGCCCGATCAGCTAACGCCTGAGCAGTTTATCGTTGACGGAATTAGAGATGTTGTTACAAACGAGCTCGCTGACGAAATTGAGCGGGCAATCATGGATAGCAAATACACGATCAGCACGCTGATTGATTTTGCTACTAATACTGATCAACTGCCCGCTGATCTGCGCACTATTCTGGGTGAGCAGTCTCACCGTCTTGATAGCACGCTCAGCTACCTAGTCGGAGAAAACCAGCTTACTTCAGAACTAGAGCGGCTCGCTATTGGCAGCACAAACACGCTGGTTGCCACCGTTGAATACATTACCTTCAGCGAGCTAGCAGACGATAACAAGCGGCTAGCACTCAGCAGTAGCAACACGATGACTGCTGTTGTTGATTATGCCGTTAGATCTGATCTGGATAACGCTAGCCGCCGCTTAGCGCTTGAGTCGTCTAACGTTTACAGCGTGATGATTGAATACGCCATCGAGCGTGACATAAGCGCAGAAGACCGGCACCTGGCGCTTGATAGCATCAATCGGTACACCGCTGTTGTTGAGTACGTGGCTCGATCCGAGCTAACGGCTGGCAACCGCCAGCTTGCACTTGGCTCGCTGAACGAATACGACGCCATCATTGATTATGCGACGCGCAACGACTTAGCGGGCGCTGACAGAACGCTGGCTGTTGAGCACGGCAACCGGTATCTGGCCAACGTTGACTACATCGTCGGGAGAAAACTGACGCCTAATAACCGTCGATTGGCGCTGCAGTCAAACCACAACTACGTCAGCGTGATTGATCAGGTTGTGGGCATGGCGCTAAAAGGCAGTGACCGCAGACTGGCGCTTGAGTCTACTAACCGGTATCAGACGATTGTTGATGCTGTGCTGGCTGACGGCATATCGCCAGATGTGCGTAAATTCGCGCTGTCGAAAAGCAACAGTCTGCTAGCTACGGTCGACGGCATTCTTGAATCCGGTCTGTCACATGATGTGCGCACACTAGCGCTTGAGGACAGCAACCACTTCGTTACGACTCTTGAGGCCGCCCTAGCTGACGGCAGACTATCGCATGATGAACGCGCTCTGCTTGACGCGCAATCAGATACGATTTTCAAGCGCCTTGAAACTGGTGGCCTTAATTTGACGCCTGACGAGTGGGCAGTACTCAATGCTGCATCTGGCACGCGCCGTCTAGATCTGCTTGCCGATGTTGCATTTAATGCCACGGATTTAGAGCAGTTAGGCAATTTAGATGCCATTAGGGCGGGGGCTGAGGGAACAAAAGCTAATACCGACGCAGCTAAAGATGCAGCTAAGGGTATGCGCGTTACGTTTGCTGACCATCAATCACCCACGGCGTTAAAGGGGATCGGCCATTGGCTCACGTACAAGCACAAAGAATCTGCTAGCGGCATCGGTCATAAATACGCAGAGCAGCATTACAAGTGGGCTGAGCGCATCGGCGCACGCTACGCAGCGGCGGGCGTGGGTAGGCGTGTTGACGGCTCGCACGCGGGCGGCTTGCCGCGTGTACCGTTTGATGGATACCTGGCAGAGCTGCACAAAGATGAGTCGGTGCTAACGGCTGATCAGTCTGATGCACTGCGCACGCTAGCTACCAGCGGTGCGTCAGTGCCCAAGCTATCGATGTCCGCCCCGCGTGACATGCCCATGCCTAGCATTCCCTTGCCGCAGTTCCCCACGCTGGGTAATAGCGACGTACTGCAAGTACTACAGGACGTTAAGCGCGAGCTGGTCGATACCCGCAAGCAAAACAAAACCCTACACGCAGAAAATGCCCGCCTGCTCGCTGCTGCCAATGCGCAGCGCGGTAGCGGCTTCCTGCGTGAAATCGATGCGATTAAAGAGGGCAACAAAATGCTGAAACGCATGCAAGACGATATGGCCTTGGAAGGGGTACGGCGATGACCTGGACGTTAACGCTGGAGGCGCTTAACGCCGTGAACGAGCCTGAAACACTGCGCTTTAGCCTGGGGCGTTACGACGCCCCCGACAATGCATTCTATAACCCAGTTATGTTGCAGCCGGGGTTATATCAAGGGGGCATGTACGCGGGCCAGTTACTGCGCCAAAGCCGTAGTGGCCATGGCCAGACCACGCTTGAAAATAGCGATGGCGCTCTGGACCACCTCGCCGATTACGCTGTGGATGGTCGGACGATGGTGTTGGCGTTTAATGGTGTGGAACAGGTACGTGGCACCGTAGCGCGGCTGACCTTTAGCGATGATGAAGTAGCGGTAGTACTGCGTGACCCGTTGGAGCCGTTGAACACGCCGCACCCCATGGATACCTACGCGGGTACTAACGTGTTGCCCGACGGGCTAGAAGGCACTGAAAACGATATTGCGGGCGAGACAAAGCCTCAGGTGTGGGGCACTGCCGATGAGGCAGCACCGAAACTGGTTAATAGTGCTCGCCTTATTTATCAAGTGTCATCGCTTGCTGACTGTCAGGTGTCAGCCGTTTATGACCGTGGGTGGTTGCTAAATAACGGCGGTGAGTGTGCCAGCCTGTCAGAGCTGGAAAACATCGAGCCTGGAGAGGGGGCGTATCGAACGTACCAAGGCTTTATCAAGCTCGGTGGTTCACCCCAGGGCAGCGTCACTGTCAGCGCTGAGCAGGCCGACCCACGGTTGGGCGCAGTGGCACAAGCCCTGGCGGCGGAACGCGGCTATACGCTCCATGCTGATGACGTCGACGCGCTCAACGCCTATGGCAACGTCAAACTGTATCTCAACGCCGAAGCTAACACGTTGGCGCTGCTAGATCAGTTCGCGGAGAGTATCGGCGGCTATCTCAGCATACAGCCCGATGGCGTGTTGCGACTGCGCGAGCTACTTGCGCCTGTGTCCACGGCATCCACGATCAATGATTACAGTATTGCCGAGATCAAGCGCAGCAGTACCGGCGCGGGTGATAACGGGTTGCCAGTGTGGCGCGTCACGCTCGAATACGACCGTATCGAGAGTATGCCAACCGACTTGGCGGGGGATGTGAGCGATGCACGCCGGGCGCGTCTCTCTCAGCAATACCGAAAAGTGGTTGTAGATGATACGGCAGTGCGTGATCGCCACCCCTTGGCGGGAGAGTTAACGATTCGCACGTTACTTGCCAGCGCCCCGAAAGCGCGGGCGGTGGCCACGCGTATTCTGCAACTTATGAGTGTGCGTCGCGACACACTCGAAATTGAGGCATTGGAGCTGGATGCCCCGGTAATTGGCGAGAGCACCACCGTGATAACGCCACGTCTGGGCTACGCCGCCGGGCGCTTGGTGCTTGCCACGGGCTACCGGCTGAATGCCGCCGACGATGAACTGACTATCAACGCTTGGGGGTGATATGCCGCTTGATCCTAATCGTATCGCTCTGGGCTGGCCCAATTACATTGATGAGGGCACGCTAAGCGGTGGCAACTGGCTGCCCACATTGCCGCTTTCGCATCTTCAAAACGATAAATTTGCCGTGATGACAAAAAGCGCCTCGCTGGATCCGGCCGATACTCAGTTTTGGCTAACGTTCCCCCGGCGTAGGCGCCTGCATGCCGTCTCTTTTCCGGCACAGAATTTTAGTGCAACGGCCTCATTGCGCGTGCGTGTCTACCGAGACACAGCCGGTACCGATCTGGTGTATGACACCGGGCGAGTAGATGCCTGGCCAGTGGTCTACGACATGCAGGATGTGATGTGGGGTGATGATAATTTTTGGAATCGCCGCTTAAGAGAAGACGACCGCAAAAACCACACGCCGCTGAGCAACGTATTTTTTGATGAGCGGGTGGTGGGGTCGGCCGTGCATGTAGAAATCTTCGATGCAGCGAACCTAGATGGCGCCGTCATGTTGGGCCGTACGTTAGTGATGGATATATGGCAGCCAGAGTACAACGTCAGCCGCGGCATCCAGCACGGCTACGACAGTGGCACTTCTATAAAAGAGGCCGGTGACAGCGCGCGTACACGCTATGCTCGGCGGGTAACCCCCAAACGTACCGCCACATTTGAGCTTGCACACTTGAGTGAAAGCGAGGCGTTCATGCGCCTGCACCGCCTGCAGCGTACCGAAGACATTGTGGGCGAGATCTTGTACGTCTATTCCATCACCCCCTCGGCAGAAAACTACCAGCGCAACATGGTGTGTCATCAGACAGCGCTCGATCCCCTGGTTAACTCGTTTCACGCCAACTTTGAAAACGGCATGAGCCTTTTGGAGAAATTGTAATGGCTAATAGCGTAACGTTCCCTGTCGCACTTGGAGGCGATGGGAAAACTTACACAGACGATGCAGACCCTCAGACGGGACTCGACGGGCTAGGATATTTAGATCGATTCGTGCCATGTTTAAAAGGCGCGGTCGCAATGGCAGGTTACACCGCCCAATACGCCGCAAAAATTGACGCCGCCGCGGCCAACGCGGATCGGGCTGAGGATGCCCGGGCGTATGTCGAATTGGCTCAAGATACGATGAAGTTAAACCTTCTTGAGCCGTTAAAACGTCAAGCCACTTTTGGCTTAGATTTTATCGAAGGACGGTACTGGTTAGACAACGGTGAAAGGGTTGAGACAACCGACTTCACTGAGATTGGGACTGTTGATGCAACAACGGATGTGTATGTTGAAGGCGTTGATGAAAATCTGCAGGCTGTCCCCGCGGGAAAAATTGCTCGTCAATGGCGCGACGGAACAGCGGTCGGTAAGGTTTCTGGTGATGCATCTACAAATACAGCGGCATACTCAAATGATCCAAGTAACTGGAATCTGACAGCGGGGGCGGTAATTGAGTCCACCGAGATCATTAATGGGATTGCGAGAGCTACTGTGCGCTTGCCGACGCAGACAGAGGCAGCAGTCGCGATTCCATCGAGCCTAACCAATGACGGAATTTGGACTATTTCAGCCCGCATAAAAATACTAGAGGGCTGGGATGACAGCACGTTAGTTGCCAGCATGGGGGGAGCTAGTCCGTTTCGAGAATTCGTTGATCCCCCACCCCCGAACAACTGGGGCTGGATACAACGAACAGGGGCTATATCAGATAGCAGTGGGGACGCTCGAATTATCAGGCGAATAGACAATAATGCACCAGACATTGTGATGGTTGTTGAAGCGCAGCAAGTAGAATCAGGCCCAATCAGGTCTCCATACATCCCAGTTCAGGGAGCTGTATCAGAAGCTCGTTCAGCGAGAAGCGAGACTATCAACCTTGGAAGTGTAATCAACCCAAGGCAAGGAAGCATCATCTTCAAGGCGCAAAACATAAAGCCTGATTCAGTGTCGGATTTTGGTCGACTGTTTCAGTTTGATGATGGTACCAGCGATAACAGGATTTATGCTATTAGGCGCTCATCGGGCGCGTATAGCTTTTACATAATAAGTGGTGGTATTCAGCAGAATGAATTTATAAGCAAAGGAGGCCTGTCAGATGAACTAACGCTAGTTCTGTCGTGGAGGAATAATGGTCAATGGTTTATTTGTGCAAACGGTGATGTTTTTAATGTAAAAAACAGCATTCAAGCACCGCTTGCATTGAATCGATATGGACCGGGTAGCTCGATACTGGTTGATTATATGGAAACCGAGTACCTGTATTACGTGCCAGTACCGCTAACCCAGGCCGCAGCGATTGAGGTGACACAATAATGATCGACGCGATTTTATATCTGTCCTCCGACGCTCAACTGCCCGAGTCACTTACCGACGAGGGCGGAAATCCACTGCTCAGCGATCCTCGCACCGTCAACGCAAATGGAGACTGTCTCCATTACGTCCGCCTGTTGCCAGAGCTGCTAAATGAATGGCGGTCACACGTAACAGTGCTAGCAGAAGCCCCATACGCTGGTGTCGGCACTGCTGACCGTTTATATCAGCAAATCCAAAACGACCCCAACGCGCTAGCACTCTACGAATCGGTCTACGACACAAGCCCTCGAGAAGTAGATGACGGCGAAGGTGGCAAAGCAACGTACACGCCCCCTTTTGCATTCGGAATGCTTGCAGAATCGCAACTGCCAGTGCCTGAGTCCGTTTCAAGCCGCCAGGGCATGGAACAGCTAATACGCAGCGGACTAGACGAACAAGTTGATTCCGCCATCAACGGCATCACCGACCCCGTAGAGCGCAAACTGGTACGTAACTGGCTAGACAAAGCAGGCATTTGGGAGCGCGACAATCCGCAACTGCTAGCGATAGGCAACGCGCTGGCTCTATCAGAACAAGACGTAGACAGCCTGTTTATTCAAGCAGCGAGGTTGTAGGCCAGTAGAAGATGAGTGACCACCCCAACGGCCGCGAAAGCGGTTTTTTTGTGTTTGCCGTAAGCGCAGGCTTACAAAAACTGTCAGTGATTTCCTACAGTAAGCAGTAAAAAAAGAAGCTACTGTGAAGGTGTGACGCCAAAGGAGACGCCGCTTATAGCATGTCGGATGCGTCACACCAGGGAGAGATAACTTATTAAAAGGACTTATTGGTGCCATGGACGGCACTGCTAAGTATCAGAAATGCTTGCATGTGTCCTACGTCAGCGTGATTCGATGGGTTACTTAATGGATCGCTGGAATGACTATCCGACAGAATCGAGAGAAGTCTGTTTGGCGCAATCACGCAGTGTTAATACGGTTGACTATGTTGAACTCGAGGCGTGCTTGGTAGACGTGTAGTGCACGCTATGTATGTGTTTCGGGTAATTCATCCCATCTCGTGGTGTACCTAGGCGTCCTGTGGCCGCAACGCAACTCCCAGGCATTTCCTTTGCGGGGCATACCCAGCCTTACAGTATTTTTGCCGTGCTCTCTGTTGAGTTTATCCAGCGTCGCCATGAGCTTTTCATTGCGTTCTCGCTTCTCATCGCTTCGTGGCTCACCCAATAGCCCAAGCTGTTCATTGTGGTGATCGCAGAGATCCATCAACATCACGCCGCACTTCTGGTACCAGATCCCGCTTTTGAATATCTGCTCAAGACCAGCCATAGCTGCGCGCACCAAGTCACGGCTGTCGCTCGTCGCGTAGGGCAAAGGCACAACAATGCTTTTGCTATAGCTCGGCAGATCCTGCCTAAACCGGTTTGTACGCACGAACACCATCACGGCTTGTGCCAGGCCGGCTTGTTTGCGCAGCTTCTCACCAGCGCGGCTGGCGTGGGTGCGTATCGCTTCGCGAAGATCTGCTTTATTGTTAGTAAGGCGCCCAAATGAGCGGGAGACCATTATTTGTTTTTTGGGCTGAGTCATGTCGTCAAGCGAGATGCAGTCCTCGCCGCGCAGCTCATACACGATGCGCTCCATTACCACGCTAAAATGCTTCCTCAGATGCTTCGGTGCGGACTCGCGCAACTGCCAAGCAGTTTCAATGCCCAGTGTGCGAAGCCGCGCGGCGCTTCGACCAGCCACGCCCCATATATCTGTCACCGGCAGTTGCTGTAAAAACTCGCGGGTATCGTCACTACCAGGATCTATGATGGCGACCCCATTAAAGCCAGGTTCTTTTTTGGCGCGGTGGTTAGCGATCTTCGCCAGCGTTTTAGATGTACTGAGACCAACACTGACCGGGATGCCGGTATCTCGTTTCACCTGGTACCGCATTGCCTGGCAGCGATCGGCCAACGTTTCTGGCTCGAATCCTTCAAAGCTCAGAAATGATTCATCGATCGAATAGACGTCGACGTGGGGCGTGTGCTGGCTTAACACGTCAGTAACTCGGCGGCTCATGTCGCCGTAAAGGGCGTAGTTACTCGATAGTAGAATGCACTGGCGGCGAATGTGAGGATCAATCTGATGCGCGGGCATGCCCATCGCCACGCCCAGCTGCTTGATTTCCTGCGACCGAGCGACGACGCAGCCGTCATTATTGGACATCACCCCAACGGGCTTACCCTCTAGGCGTGGTTGAAAAACGCGCTCACAGCTTACGTAGAAGTTGTTGCAGTCGACCAGGGCAATCATGTCGTGAACCCAGGGGCCAGCGAGTGGATGTTGTGGGTGACCACACCCCATACCTGACATTCTCGACCTTCTAGCGGGATCGGCCGAAACTCGGGGTTAGCGGCAAAGAGGTAAGGGCGGTTGCCGATCGAACCCAGTTTTTTACACGTGAGCTCGCCATCAACGCTCATGATGACGATATGACCCGGCTTAGGCTCTACTGAACGATCAACAATCAGTAAGTCTCCATCGTAGATGCCGGCGCCGGTCATTGATGTGCCTTTTGCCCGAAGGTAGTACGTCGCGCTGGGGTGCTGGATGAGGTGATCGACAAGATCCAGCTCGCCCTCCAGGTAGTCATCCGCCGGGGAGGGGAAACCGGTACGTACTTCGCCGGCCGCTAGCGGTAGCTTTAACGGTGGGGTGGTAGTGTCAACCTGACCCAAAATGGACAGATGCAAACTCATGACATGCTCTCCTCTGGGTTCCAGCGTAAGCGCACATGTTCAGCGGAGTCGTCGATAGGGATCATAGTAACGTTTTCGACCGTACCCAAATCCTCGAGAAGCTTCGCCCAGTCTTCGTCCACATCATCCGGCTGTCGCTTGATCTCGACACACTGCTTGGATTGAGCGGCCGGGCTGCCAATCTGGCGTTTCACGCGCTCGACCAGGGCTTGATAGGTTTTCGCTGACATAAGCGTTTCCTTAAATAACTGTTGATATATACAGTATTTAGGCGGAAGTATAGCCAGTCATTGGGAGGACAGTCCAGTGCGATTAAGGTCGGCATGGTCGCAGACTGCATGCGACCAATGCACTGTGTGTAGCAGGTGTAAACCGCTAAGCGGTTGATTGTGCGGCAAAGCTTTGTGCAAGCGCGGCCTCGCCTAGGTGGGGAAGTGGATTCAAAATCCACTGCTTCTTTAGTAACCCAGAGCCTCTTTACACTTTTGAAATTCGTTGAGCCAAGCGTTGGCTGCGCTATACAGTTCGTGCGCTTGTTGCTTCATGAGCTCTGGGTGAAATACCTCACCCTCGGGCGTTCGCTCAAAATAATTCGCAACGTTGCCGTGGCAGAGATCGTCACGAAGGCATCTGATCTTTGGTTTGCCTTTGTCAATATCAAGAATTTTGTTGAGGTCAGGTAGGCCCTCGAGAGCTAGAGGTGAAATGTCCACGCCTCTATCGCGAAGTCTTTTCAGCATACCGCGGTCCATGTATGTATTATCCGAAATCTTAGGTTTAACAGTTAAATCAATTGTTTTCCATTGGCCAGAGTTATCGCCTTCGACGTTTTCTAAAGCTGCGTATAAGTACCGCATGCTGATGTCAATGAAAGTGATTGAGCATAGGCAGGAAGCAATATAAAGCTCATTTTCAAGGCAGGTATAAGCTTCTTCTAAGTGGAAATGAACTTCAGGAGCTTTGGCTCTACCCCTGATGGAAGCCTTCATCAGCTTTGAGCGGACTTCTTCTTTTGAAATCAT